ATAATCCTTTCCGTGAATAAAACACCTTTTTCGCCCGTCATTTTGTTAGCCACAAACTCACAACCTTTACGGGTGAGTAGATAGTGCGGGAGAGTTCTACCTGTGCTGTCTTTGTAGATACGCTCAATAAAGAAATCACTCAACCCAATTTTGGGGTCAGTCGATTTTTCCAGTGTTTGAGCGTATTTTTGAATATCGCGAATTAAATGGTCGTGACGTTTGTCAATTATTTCTGCAACTTCACGGCTGTCGATTGTATTGCAATGTTCGATAGTATCGTTTTCTTTCGTTTGCTCTAATTCATACCTGTCCATAATGTTAGTAAAATAAATATTCGCCGCATACCTATGATTAGATTCAGAAATAACACTAAGTTTTCTTGCAAATTCCACATACAATCTGTAAATTCTTCTGTTTTTTCCCTCGAATTTTTCATAGGTAAAATGATTCACATAATCTTCATCGAGAAAAGCAAACGGATTTTCGTCAATATTGGTTTTGCACCAATGAGCGTAGTTTTTTGGGTCTAATTCCAAAAAATTATATAACTCAACTGACGATACAGTGTCATAATCATCAACCGGCAAAGCAATTTCAATCGGAGTTCGATTTTCAATACTTACAAGTTTGTTCATGAGTTCACCGCCTTTTTATAATTTGCCGCCTTTGTCGCTTTTTGTCCTTGAAGATAGCCGAACTTGAAAGCAAGACTTATAATCTCGTACATATCACGCTCTTTGTAGATTTGTTCAAAATGTCCTACGCAGATTTCATAGTAAGGATTAACTTTTAAACCCTTAACAACCTCTTTTACTGTTTTTCTAATCATAATAAAAATTCCTTTCAAATTTTACTTGACAGGAGCTTCTTTATCTGATATAATAGATTTCAGATAGAGGAAACTCTGTTGTTTTGGATAGAGTGTACCGAGCTTTTCGACGAGAGCGGTACACTCTATTTCTTTTTTAGTGCTTTTTCGTACATTTGCTTGATTCCATGCCTAATCACTTCTGCTTTGGTAAGCCCAAAAACCTCACAACAATAATTAAGCATTTCAACGTCCCTATCTGACATTCTTATCCTTGTGTCATTATTCTTTGGGTCGTTGGTTGGTCTGCCTGTTCTGGGCGACATTCTCAACCTCCTTTCTTTTGGTAACACATATATAGTAACATACGGTGACACAAAAGTCAATAGGTTTTTAAAAAAATACTGCACAAAAATACAAGTATGTTTTTGTGCAGTATTTCCAAAACAATCAATCCACTGTATTCAAATGCAAGGGCGGTGACAAGCCCGCCCTTTTTAGATAGTGTAAACCTTAATTTTTATTTTGGGTTTCATCAGCGTTAATGAGTTTGTTCTTGCTCGCCATATACCTAATATTCTTTACTTCTTTTTTTACTTCTTCAAGTGTTTGACACCTGTCAAATTTGTCGGCAATAAGGTTAGCAATAAATTCCATTTGCAAATCTGTCATAACATCAGTCATAATTAACTCCTTTCCGGCTCTTGCCTACCGTATTGTCGAGGATTCCTCCCCATGTCTATATACATTATAATATACGGAACTTGAAAAGGCAAGAGGTTTTTGAAAAATTTTTATTTTTCCCCGCTTTTTACTTCCACGTTATGAATACAAATCCACTCGCTTAACTCATACAAATTCAGCGAAAGCCAAAACGGAATCCCCGTAGACGTCGCCGCCGACAGCCGATAAGCGGTTGACCTCAGATACTCTCCGACTCGTCCGCCGATTCCGTAAACGTCAAAAAACGCCTCGCCGCCTCCTGAATCGCACTGAACTTCGCAATATCAAGATTAGTAATAACGTCCCGACTGACATTCCCCGCTTTTGCCGCTAACCGCGTAAGGAAATGAGGGTCGGAGCTTGCTTTGTAAAAGCGTAACTCTCCCAAATCGAACATTTCACGCTCAATATCAAGATAGTCCTCACCTTTCAACTTATTAAAATCGAAAGTCAAAACCGTATAAGTATTCTCATCGAACTTATACGGCTTCTTAAATTCCAAAACAAACACCCCCGAGTCACTTCTCGCGGCAGTTTTCTTGTTTTCTGCTTTGTTTTCCATGAATATTCTCCTTAATTAATTTAACTGTCAACTGTCAATTGTCAATTGTCAACTGTTCGTCACATTCCCAATCCCTTACGGACGGGAGCCATATAATCAATGCCGTTGACTTCGTAAATGAAGTTGAGTTTATCGACTTCGAGAGTCTTAACCCCGTCAATGAAAGTCGCCCAGCGGGTCACGCTGAACTCGACCGAAGCGTCGTTTGTGGAATTGGGCTTGATTGTCCCCGCGTTAAATGACTTCGGCTGACAAGTGAACAGATGTTTCAAACTCGAAGTAGTCGGTTTACCGCCTAAGTCCCTGTCTTGATTGACGGGACGAAGTTCAAGTTTGTAGTCGCGTTGTTCAATGAACTTAGACGCAGTCACACTCATGGTCGGGAACTGCATACTAAGCGTCATAGGCTGAGTCTGACCGATTACAGAACTTTCGTATTCGCCGGGGATTCCCGCACCGCTGACGTTCGTGGTGACATTCGCAAGTGTGGGGAGCGTCACCGACGCAATCCCGATATAACGCGACGCACCCTCATAAACCGCAAAATTAATCGTGGTTTCGTTTACTTTGTTATTCATGCTGAACCTCCTCCCAACCCTGCGATTAGCTCTTCGATGTACGAAGAATCGAATGAAACTGTATGCTCAATTTCCTGTGCGATTCCCGGCGGTGCGAACGACAGCTTAAACTTGATTTTACCCTGTCGGAAATCCTCGGCGTTGTTTAAATCAGACGGAAACTCCGCACGACCGCCGAGAATCTTTTCCTCGGTGACAAGCGTGTTAAACCACACGTTAATGGAGTCGATTATGCTCTCGATAAACCGCGACGTGATTTTCCCGTCAACCTTACTCCAATGCGAAAGAATAATCGTATTCCTAATCCAGTCAAACATACGCGACGCATAGAGGAAATACTCGTTGGGGTCTTTACTGCTCGGATAGACAGTGGTGAAATTCCCCCACAGCACGAATCCGTCTGTAAAATTGAGTGCGGTCGTTACGCCGTTTTCGTTGAGGAAATTCGCTTCTTCCAATTCAAGGTAGACTTCCGACCCGTCCGCGAGTACCAAACCGCTGACCGACAGCGGTTTATTTGACGGCGATTCGCACGGGCAAAAACCGTTGTCTTTATCAACGCTCGCCATGAGTCCCGCCATATGCGTAGACATATGATACGTTCTTCCGCCGTTTGCGACAAGCGGGAAACAAAGAACCTGATTCGGGCTGTTAAACCCGTTATCGTTCGCCCACTTAGGGACGTCGTCGTAGAACTTAACCGCGTCGGTATCAACGTCGCACAGCGACTTCCCGTTGAAAATACCGTTGTAATTCTCAATTTTGCTCGTCATGACCGCCGCAACATCGGGATTGCTCGACCAATTCGGACAAAGGCAAATATCGGGTAAAGTCCTGTATTTCGGGAACACGTTCCCGATTAATTCGAGTCCCGACCGTTTTTTTGTGACTACGTCCATTCCTCCTATAATGTCGGACGCGGTAACGGCGGACGGGTCAACCTCGTCAAACCCGACTCCTATTTCTTCCGTATCGGGACTGATACTGCCGCCGTCCAAAATTTCAAGAACAAGCTGACCGCCGCTGTAAAACAACTCGTAATCTTTTCCGAGGACGTAGCTGTCGGCGGTAACGGTAGACTTAATCGCCTCAAAAGGCAGAAACACTTTACCGTTTGAAACGGGGAAGTCCTGCGGTAAAGTCGTTTTCTTGTGTACAGACGGGTCGAGGACGTTGACAAATATAACAGGACTCGTCTTATAGACGTTGAACAGCCCGAACATGACTTCGCAAAGGTCGTACTTTTTCCAATCGTCACTATACCCGAGCAATCGCCCCGCTTCGGCGAAATTCCGAGCGCGGAGCGGGACATTAACCGCGTTGTTCACACCGTCCGACGTATGAACGGTATGGACGGGAGCAGTTCCGACCACAAAAGAAATACCACTTGTCGCCGTCGCAGGCGATTCTATCGGCGAGGATTCTTTTTTCGATTTGACACCGTGAAAAAAATCATTCATGACTTAAACTCCTCTCTATTTTTAAATAACACTCGTTCAGCGAATTTCCGTCGGACTTGACTTTCCTCCGCGACTCTGACAGTTTCGATACAGGTACAATCAATCGTACAATGTCCGGGTACAACTCAATTTCCCGCTTGAAACTCGCGGTAATCTGTTTAAGAGTACCTCTTAAAACTATTCCGTGGCTCAACCTGCCTCCCGTAATCGTGGGGCCGATATATGAGAATATGTTGTTCTCTCTATTCCCCGACTTCGGATTGACGTGGTGAATAATCGGCGGTGTGTTTGCGGGTGATTCGGGCGGTGTATCGGGATTCTCGACCGTAATGTTTTTCTTTTTGTCTTTGCTGTCAGACATAATTGTTTTCCTCACTTTCACATAATTCTTGATAAAATTCTACTTCCCGCGTGATTTCGGGAAGTTCAAATGTAAGTAACATTTCACCGTAGTAATACGGATTTACGTTGTCCGGGTATACGATTGTTTCAAGCGGACGTCGGAGCAGGAAGTCCCCCGCTTGACCTTTCCGCAACAGTGCGACACGGATTCGGGTCAACACGTTCAGCAAATCCATCGACCCCGACTCGCCGTCTTCCGAATACGTTCCCGCGATTAATCGGACTTTACATTCGCTGTCGGAATTTCCGTCAATCCCGGTCAGATATTGCAAAACGATATACGGGATTCGGTTTTCGTTGATTCCGGCTTCCGGCAACCGCATTTTAAATATTTTCATAGGGCGGGACTCACTGTCAACCGAAAATCCGTCTTTTTCGAGTAATGCCTTGTACTCCTCGGTCATTTTTTCTCTAATCGGTTTAACGGGAAGAATAATGTCGCCGATTTGCTCCCCGAT